CAAACAAGACATGCATGACTTCGGCTTGCAACAAAGATTTGAGCTTACAAGACAAAAAGAGGTACAGCCCAGTCCGGTTGTACACTTGGCTTATGTGAAAGAGTACTTGTTGCCAAAAATACCTTTTGCCGTTGAGCCGGACCGGCTCAGCGAATTAGAAAGTAGAATACACAGTCATCGATGGATTGCATACGACCCTGACAGAGAAGAAATTTGGCAAAAAATGTCAAACTTATGATGCTGCGCCCTTGACCACAGCAAAGTTGAACACGGGTGCATCTGATGCGGTGCCGCTGACAGAAGAAAACGTAATTCTAAAACTGCCAGCAGCAACTGCTGTGACAAACGTTTCATATATGTTAGTGCCCGATTTTTGATTTACGATCACTACATCAGTTGCTGCTATCAAACTATTGGTCACAGTAAAACTGGTGTATGCTGACGTACCTGCAGCAGTGAATAACGTGATGGCGCCTGTAAGTTTGTCAAGAGTAACACCAGTAGTGCGAGATGTGCCTTGTGTCACTACGCCACCTGTACCTGTGACGTAGCCGATGGCAGTTCCTGCGCTGGCCAACCGCGGACGACTAAGATCAAAGATAGTAATTGTAGTGCCACCATCAACAGTTGAAAACGCAAATTGATAAGTTCCAGTAGCACCAAAAGTAATTACATTGCTTGTATAACCTTGAATTCCTGCTGTACCTAAACTAACTGCTGCTGGCAAGGTCAATGTGTGTGCTGTGTTGGTGACATTTATAGCAAGCTGGACAATCCCGGATGAGCCGGATGCAGGCCAATTACTAAAACTTAAACTAATGGAGCCAGTTGTAGAAACGTACTGATACTGTCCGGCTGAATAGTCAACGGTAACAGCACCACTGGTGGTAGTGATGGGCAAGAAGGTGTAACTGACGTCTTGTAGTTTGACCGCACTCAACAGGTTGTCGTTCATATTGTTGTCCAAGGTGGTGCCTGTTAGTGCAGCCTTTAAAACAACCTTGCTTTGTAGATCGTCTATTTCACTTTCGGCGTATTGAAAGTTGGTTTTGATATTGGTAAAATTGTCTCTAAAGCCCTGGGTGTTGTTGGGCACTCCAGCAACTGGATAGTTACCGTCGACATTGTTTGGGTTGATTTGGCTGCTCATTTGATGGTCCTTGTTATAGATATTTATTCAGACCCTGAAATCGCTAAATAATCCAAAGGCCTTGAGCAATGCAGAAAAAAACTAGAAGTATACTAGAAGAACTAGAATCAATGTATGTGGAACGCGATCAACGGTTGTTGATTGAAAATCGTGCTGCCAACGTGATTGCCAATGCCATACGACTAGTAGAACAGATCGAAGCTGAATTTGATGCTGAAGCAGCAGACAATCTCACAAGAAAATTACTCAATGCTATACGCACCAAAGACGCAGGCAAGTTCTCGCGTTCAGTTAGGAGAACCCATGCAGATTCATGAATTAACACGCAAACCACTTCGAGAAGCGTCAGCTATTGGCGCAATAGCAGGTGGCATAGGCACACAACTAGTAAACAAACTTGCAACCTCACAAGGGATAGATCCTGTAGTTGGTGGGCAAAATCGAGCAACCGGTGCAGGTGCCCAAGGTGCTGCCGCTGCGGCCAACGATCCGTTGATCAAGGGTCTAGCAACATCGGCTCAAAAAGAGTTCAAACAAGATGTCTATGAGCTGATGAAAACCATGCGTACTTCAGCTGGTACTCAGGCTACCAGGGCTAGCGAATTGCCTGCTGCTAAACTACGCAAAGTTTTGGAAGATATGACCACAAGATTAATAGGTGCATCATATCAGACCTTGGCACAAAAAGTAGATCCAAAATCATATGATGGGCAAGGAGCTGCATACGGGGCTGAGTTAACTGATACTATTGACGATCAGATTGACGCTATCATTGCACAAGAACAAACAGACAAACCTGATCCTGCAAAAGAATCAGCACTTTGGAACACCCTGGCACAGGCTATATCTGGTGCCAAAAGTTCATTGGATTTTGGTAAAACTGTTGGCGGTACACAATCAAGACCAGGATCGGTACCATCAACAGCGGCTCGACTAGCCGATCAGTTAGGGCTGAACAATCAGCAAATTGCTGCTATACAAACACAAGTTAAACAATCTGGTGGTGCAATGACACCAGATCTAAAAGCATTATTTGGTGTGACAAAATGAACCTGATCGAAGGCGGCAACGTATTCAAAGATAAAATGGGTGTGCCTCTAACCCAGCGAATCAAACAAGCAGATATTCCCGGTACAGTGCAATGGTTAGAATCAATCACAGGCCTAGACTTGCATGGCGAAGAAGATCCCAGAACAGGCTATCCTGTCAAGTGGTTGGGTAGTACTGGTAAAAAGCCCGATTCGGGTGATCTTGATCTTGGCGTTGACACCAATGAAACAACCAAGGCTGCACTAAAAGTCAAGCTGGATCAGTATGTTGCAAGTCAAGGCCAGGATCCAAGAGATTTTGTGCGTATGAGTGGCGAAGCTGTGCATTTTAAAACACCCATCAATGGCGATCCCAAGAATGGTTTTGTGCAAACAGATTTCATGTTCATGCTCAATATTGACTGGGGTGCATTCTTTTTGTCTGGTGGAGTAGATTCCAACTTCAAAGGACTGTATCGCAACATACTCATGAGTTCTCTTGCCAAGAGTCTGGGGCTCAAGGCCTCTGCCAAAGGTATATCTAGTAGAACAACAGACCAACTGATCCCCGGCGGACTTGATCCTGACTATGCCGCTGAAGTGCTGCTGGGTAAAGGCAATACTCGGGACGACCTCAAAAATGTTGAAACCATTTATGCTGCACTGGATCATGATCCCAAACGTGATGCCAAGCTGAAAGATTTCCGCCAGTATATTAATATAGATGGGCTCAAAGAACCCAGTGCACCAGTAGCTGAAGATGATGTAGGATTCCTGGGTCGACTGCGTGATCGTATTGTGAATCAAGGCCATGTGGCTCTGATAGAACATAACATAGTGGTAGAAGCTGCTGAGGCCGGGGTAGGCGGACGTGCCAAGGGTATTGAACACTTGGAAGACTTGGTGTTCCGTAACGGTGCACCTGGCATTCAGCAAGCACTGGATATAGTAAAGCACGCAACTGAGCAGCCCCGAACAGTCACCGCCAAATGGGACGGCAAGCCGGCTGTGATTTTTGGCCGCAAGCCCGCCACAGGCGAATTTGTGCTAACAGACGGTTCGGGGTTTGAAGCCAAAGGCTACGATGGTCTTGCTACCAGCCCAAGAATGATGGCAGATATACAAAACCGACGTTCAGGAGATCGTACTGAACTAATCAACATCTACGCCAAGTTGTTCCCGGTGCTCGAAGCCGCGTTACCCAAGAATTTCCGAGGGTATGTCAAAGGCGACTTGTTGTTCATGCAAACTCCTCCAGTGATTGCAGGCAACTATGTGTTTGAACCCAACACCATCAAATACAGTATTCCTGTAAAAAGTGCAATGGGCAAACGTATTTCTGGCGATCCACAAGCAGGCGTTATTCCAGCACAAATTGGTATTGCAATACATTCAATGTATGCTGACCAAGGCGATCAGCGTCAGCCGCTGACTGGTGTAGCGTTCAATCCTGTGCCCGGCCTGCTGCTGGAAAAGCCGGCTACTCCAACAGTGTTGACCACTGATGATAAAACAGTAACTGAGTTGACTAACATTCTAAAAAGAATCAGCAGCGGCGGCCAACTAGAAAACTTACAAAAGCTGTTTAACCCTGCTGAACTTAGAGCTGCACAAATCACAGACTTGTTCAAGCTAGCTGTGGATTTTATAAACACCAAGGTTGGTTCTCCTTTGCAGCCGGCCAATCAACTTGTGGTAGAGTTTGGCAAGTGGTTGCAGACTCGTGTGACACCAAGAAAATTCAACAACATTGTTGAACACTTGAACAGCAACGGCAATACTGAAGCACTGGGTGCAGCATTCTATGCATTTGAATTGTTGCACAAACTCAAAGTTCATCTAATGACACAAGCTGACATTGCAAATCCCGGTGGCGAGGGATGGGTTATGGCCACACCTGCAGGCTACAGCAAACTGCTCTT